CTAAAATTTTATTTATAACCTCTTGCCAAATAAATTCAAACTTATTACAAGGTAATTGGGTGCTACTAATCGCGTTATCCCCGTTAAGGATTGCATCCACAAACTGACGTAATAAGCGTTTATCGTCGAACGCAGGAGAATCATGGTAGAAAATAATTCGAACGTAGCTGAAGAAATTCAGCAAGAGGCCGTCGTTCAAGCCCCAGAAGATAACCATTCTCCCGAGGTTCCACAAGTCTCCGATAAAGAGAAAAACTTTAACAGACTTCGTGAAACTAAAGAACAACTTGAAAGAGAGAATAGAGAACTAAAACAATCGTTAAATCAACATATCCAAAAAGCAACTCCACAACCTGTCCAGCAGGATGAAGAGTTAAAGATTGGAGATGATGATTTAGTAGAAGGTAAAGTAGTAAAGCAATTATTCAGAGAGTTAAAAAATCTCAAAAGCTCACATGAGCAAGAACGTCTTTCCACTATACCTGAAAGGTTGAAAACAAAATTCTCAGATTTCGATCGAGTTGTCACGCAAGAAAATATAGAAAAACTTAAACATTCAGAGCCAGAATTATACACTTCCATCACATCGGGTTCAGATCTATATGCAAAAGGCGTTTCGGCTTATAAAACATTAAAAGCTTTGGGTTATGTAGAGGAAGATCCCTACAAGGCTCAAAAAGAGGTCGTTCAGACTAATCATAATCGGCCAGTATCGGCACAAGCGATTAGGGGTCAGGGAGCTCTTTCAGAGGCAAACATGTTCGCAAAAGGTCTCACGCCTGAGCTACGGGTTCAACTCCAAAAGGAAATGGAAGAGGCAATTAAGGCTCGATAAACAATCGAGGATAAATGACAACTACTTCTTCAGTGTTGCCAGCTCCAGTACAACAATCGTTTAGTTATAAACTTTTGTCCGTACCTGTACCAAATATGATTCACAACATCCCTGCGATGAAAAAGCAAATGCCACGTAACGGTGGTACTACTTTAAGGATGAGAAGGTACAATCCGCTAGCAACCGCAACAGTTCCACTAGGTAATTCTGGTGTAACTCCGCCTCCACAACAACTTACAGCCATCAACATAGATGCTGAAATGAGTTTTTATGGAACTTATATCATTCTAAACGAGCAGGTCACGCTCCAAAACCAAGACCCCGTATTAAACGAAGCCGCTCAGCGATTAGGCGTTTCCTTACGTCAAACAGAGGATCAATTAACATCCTCTATGCTAGCTTCTACGGCCAGTTATATAAATTGTACTGGGGGAACAGACGGTAGAAAATATGTTGCCGTCTATAAATCAGACCTAATTGACTTGGAACTCCTAACTGCATAGCAGAAGGACAACAGGGCCGAACCCTTCTAAGGGACGGTGAGAGAGTAAAGCGGTCAGATATCGAAAGATAAAGCGGTACTCCGAACTTTGCAGAGATGCAAAGAATCTAGCAGAAATGACTAGATCGCTCGCAAGAGTAGTAACAACATGGACAATCCAACTGAGATCACTAGAAGTGACGTAGACACTGTTATCAGAACACTTGCTGATAATAATGCTTACACAATCGCTGATTATATCGGCGGAGAAGATAAATTCGGTAAACTACTTAGTTTTAGTGACTTATGTCACTTAAGAGCACTATGTGCCGAAGTAAAATCTTGGGTAATTGACTTGGAGTTCCTCGCTGCGTAAGCAGACGGATAACAAGGCGGAAGGCTCCACAAGCCACCGTGAACGACTAAATCCTGAGACACCGAAAGGTGATGCGATAGTCTGAACTCTATGGAAACATAGAGAGAGATCTCCGAAGAGGGAACTCCGCCTAGAAATAGGTCACAAAAGTAACAGATTTTGACAGCTCCAGTTAGAGATGCGTATTTTGCACTTGGATCAACTCAATTGATCGGAGACTTGGAAAATGTACAGGGCTTTATCGCTAAAGCACAGTATCCCTCTCCAATGCAAGCACTTAGGGAGGAATGGGGGTCAGTTTCAAATTTAAGGTTTATGGTCTCTAGTATCGGTTCAGTTTCTACCGATGCAAGTAACTTAGGCAATGACGTTTACAACATATTTTGTGTGGGTATGGAGGCTTATGCAGTAGTCGAACAAGACGGCTACTCGGCGCAGTTCATTTACCGTCCACCGATATATGACGGGCCATTAGCGTTGAATGCAAGTGTGGGCTACAAGTTCGCCCAAGTTCCTAAACAAGAATCTGGGAACTCTAAATTTTCTCTGATTGACATGGAAGCCCACGCGGGTGACATGGCGCAAGCGAAAGCAGCGTAAACGACTAAGTGAGAAAACCCAGAAATGGGATGCGATAGTCTGAACTCTACGGATAAAAGAAGGTAGAGAGAGATCTCCGAAGAGGGAACTCCGCCTAGAAATAGGTCACAAAAGTAACAGAAATGAGAATCACTAATGACGCTTGGGTAATTAACCTACGCGCAACATTGTCAGACTAGGAGGTAAACAATGGATAACACAATAATCGAACAAGGCCGATTTACTTCCGCAGGAACTACTGTGGAGCTACAAATCCGATCTGACGTTGATTGGATGAAAATTTACAACTATACCGTTGCAGGTGCAAACCAAACAACAGCTATAGGCGTAGAGTATTACTGGCAAAGAGGGATGGCCGCAGGCACAGGGATTGAATATAAAAAATCCAGTGCTGCAAATGCTGCTAACCTCACCCAAGCGCTGACTACAGGTGGATTTACTCTTCTTGATACAAGCACAAGCCCTGTCCAATCACTAAACTCAACAATCACTGCTATATCTAATGCCAGTATTCCTGTTGTATCTAACTCAGGTACGAATGGTTTAAGTGCAGGTGATGTAGTTAGATTGATTAACGTAGTTGGTGGACAACAGCTTGGTGGCTTTGACTTCACAGTAGGTAACAGCACCCTAACTACAGGTACATTTAGCTTAGACTATATGTCCCAAATAGTTGCCGCAACTACTGGATCATGGAGACGAATTGCTTTTGATCCCCAATTCTATCCTGCACGAAGAGCTATTACAAAAATTACACAGGCTTCTAATGCCGTTGTAACAATGTCAGTGACTCACGGATACACAGTTGGACAAGCTATCAGATTTATCGTACCTGCCGCTTATGGCATGACACAAATCAATGGTCTTGTAGGAAACATCATAGCAACAAGTCTAGTTAACAACACAATCACTGTAGATATAGATTCATCTGCATTTTCAGCGTTTGCGTTCCCATTAACCGCTGCCGTTCCGTTTACATCTGCTTTAGCAGTGCCAATTGGAGAAGCTGCAACTGGAGCCGTTGCTAACAGCCTTGATGATGCTACTAATAACATTTCGTTTATCGGAATGCAATTAGCCGCAGGTTTGAATTCTCCTGCTGGTTCTGCAAGTGACGTAATTTACTGGGTAGCTGGTAAATCGTTCAGCGTAACTAACGTTTAAGGTCTAGGGGGAGAAATCCCCCTTATTTTGAGGTTTAGATGACTATATTCTATCCTGCCTACAACTTAATAACAGCAATAACAAATGCTGAAAATGCAGTTATTTCATTGCAAAACACAAATGATTTAACAGTTGGCCAGGTTATTAGAATTCTAGTTCCTAACTCTTATGGAATGAAACAAATCAATAAGCAAACAGCTTCTATATTGATAGCTGATCCTGCATTCATTGTAGTCAATATCAATACAACAGCCTATGACGTATTTGCTGTTCCTTCGATGCCTCTAAATCAATCTTTTATCATTCCTATAGGTGAAACGGCCAATGAAGAATTTGCCAACAACCTAGATGATGCCACAGTCAATATTTTATAAAAAAAAGGAAAAAACATGACTTCTACTACTACAGAAAAACCAATGAACACTAGAAAAATCTCTCCTGATGAAATGAGAAAAATGAGAGAGAAAGATAACAAACTCGTGAAGGGAATTTTTAGATGTTATGAGCCAAGAGGCGGTTCTTTCACATTCAATATCAAGAAATACAAAG